ATCCCAACTTACGTTTTGCACCAAGAAACCAGGCATCACATATGTCCAGGCACCTAGTTCTTGATTACCACCAACTTTATACTCCCACTTGTATTCAAACTTGTTGTGACTATCCCAAGTCATGTATCCTTTCTCTTTATCAAATCGTCCCTTGATCGTGAGACCATGTTTATTAGAGAAGATATTACGAGTACGCAATGCACCACCAGATTCACGAGTTTCAATCACTACACAGGTATCATGATACGATTGAAGTCCTGCTTCAAGCACACATGGAGTTTCATAACGAAATGGACGATAAACTTTCTGCTCAGGAGTAGCAAATACAGGAGCAGCAACAAATACAGCAGCGAGAGCAAGAAATTGTTTAATCATTCAAATTCTCCAGTTCTATTCATCGTAGCGGATGGTGTGATGTATTGGGGAATGCATGTGACACCTATGGAAGTGGACTTGGTAGCCCTTGCCATCTCACGGTATCCTGTGCCAACGTAGATCTGTCCACCAACAACTGCAGCTGCCATGATACCCCAAAACACATAATACCAATTAGATTTTACTTGTTTGATTGGTGTGCGGAATGGACGCTCACGTACTGTTTTTCCTTTATCAGGACTCTCGTAGATTTTCATGATTTGCAGTGTAAAAAGTATTTGTATTCAGCAAGGGGACTGTATGACCATTGTACCACATCACAACCCTTATATTTGTCAATCACATTAAAGTTTGATTGTGGTGGTTGTGGTTCTTTAGTATCTAGTGCCACACCAATCATATAGATGAGAGTGAGTGATGACATACCAAGTACAGCACCAAGTACAACAGCTCTCATGTAATCAGTCATTCACCCATTCCTCATAGCGTGTATTGATTTTACCATCATTCAGGAAAATATTCAAGTGCCCTGTGTTACCATTCTCCAGGTAAAATGCCATCCATACATGGTGTCCTTCATCCATCACTTCATAGTGATAGCTTTTGATGTTATCCAGGAGGAATTCATCAGGATTGTAGAGTGTTTTGTCATCCATCTCTGCTAGTTGTTTGAGAGCATCACCATTCTCTTCATGGAGTTTATCTAATGCTTTGTTTGCTGCTTCACGTCGTTCTGCCTCTTCAAACATTTCATCAGGGTATGGTTCTTGGTTCATCATGAGTTGTCTGATCTTTTGTTTACCGTATTCCGTGAGTTGTTGTTTGTTGGTGCGGAGTTGTTGAATTTCTTCTGGTGTGAGATCTACCCATGGCATATCATCAGTCATCATTTCCCCTCCTGTATCGTTCAAGATTGCGTGGTTCTGATGTGAGTATATCACATCTGATCTGAACCCACTTCCATCTAAACGTAAATCCACACACAGATCTACTACCAAAGCTAATCAATAGCATCGGGAAGATTTCAGTTGCTGGGTAATCATCCCACTGGACGACAGCATCCAACAGTCCAAATACAGGATAATACGAGAGGAATTGAAAATACCACTCGTGTCCGTAATCATTATAGTGTATGGTATCAAATAGTTTCATCACTTATCACCTAGATCAAATGATGGATTGAAGCTATCAATGAATGTTTGCCAAGCAAGAGTATTGTAGTCGTTATGCTCAAAGGCAAACTTATCACCACGCTCTTCTCTCAAAGCATAATCAATCTCACACTGAATGAGTGCTCGCAGTTGTTCAATCTGTTCTTTAGTCATCAGTCCTGTCCGTAGTTTTTGTAGATAGGTGTTACTGAAATGATAGTATATTGTCCTCGTGCGTCAAGGAAATTAGCAGCTGCTAATGCCATTCTCATCGTATCATGCTTTTGTGTGCGATACTCTTGTGGATCTCTGGCAAAGTTACATTTGTATGCCACTTGGTAGTGATCTACTGATGATTGATCAAATGATTTGAGTTCTTCTCTACTCATACTTTGCTTCCACTTCTTTCACACGCAATAGGAAACTATCATCACCATGATCACCAGAGTACAGATAATCAATGTGCCTCATGATCTCTGCCATCTTACGCATCTTGGGTATTTGCGCTTCAAGGTAATCAATCACATCAGGGTCATACTCATGCTTGTCACCATACTCATCTACTTTACCATTGTTGTCAATCGCTACTTCCAACTCATCAGCAAACTGTGATACCTTGTAGTAATCATAACCGCAGTTGCCAAAATGTCCGCCGCTCATGATTGTGCCTCTATGATAGATTTGATTTGCTTGAGATCTTCTAAACGTTCTACATGTTCATCGTATTGCTCACAGAAATCTGCCATACGTTCATCATGCCCTTCGTCATCATAGTTTGTTTCTTCACGAATCTCCCATTCAATATCCTGCAGACGACCACGTTGGTCATCAATGAAGTATTCTAGCGTATCAATCAAGCTCATGAGTATTCATCCTCATCAAATACAAAATAATCACACAGGGCAGACATCACAGCATCTTCAATGTAGCTTTTGACAGCATCTTCGTGCGGACTGTCTGTATGTTTGTACGCACGACGCCAACCATCACGCACACCTTCTTCAATTGCTCGCTCTATGATACGATAAAATCTAGGTTTCATTCTTCCTCCAAATCTTCAGGATCAACAGGGAACATGGCATCATACTCTTCATCAGTCAGAGTAAGATACTGAACGTTAGCATCACGGTGCTCTTCAGCATACACAAACTGATAATAATTGAATGTGTTCCAATCATTAGCAGCATATTCTACCACACCATCAAGCAAGCATAGGTAATTCATTAGTCTTGAGGGTTGTTATGATGTAAAGCGTAATTGAATACTAATGCAATAAAAGCAAGGGCAAACCAGGCAGCAAAAAATGTAATCATAATACCTCCCATTCGGTTTCCCAGTGGCAATCGTTGCTAGTATTCACCCAGAAGAAGTATTTGCCATTCTCAGATGCGAGGAATAGCATACCATCTCCCTTGTCTTGCTCTACAACACAGATCGGATTGTTACCCATCATGTTAGCTAGACGATTTTTCGCTTTGCTGCTTTTGGGTTTTACTGTTACTCTTTTCATTGAGAATCTCCATCTTGAGTTTGCGAATGCCTGTCACAAAATAGGCAAAGTCTCGGGTCTCTGTGATAGGTTTGGTCTCACCACACACATCACAGGTTGATTCATAAACAGAAGAACAACCTACAGAATACACACCATACTTTTTACCACAATCAAAACAGGTGTTGTAAGCATTCTCAAGTTTCTTGACGAGTGCTTGCTTTTGGCGAATAGAGGTCATATCGGTGGTCTGTTTCATTGAGATAATCATACAGCAGCTGGGCGAACCCGTAGTGGGGGCGTGTGCCAGTTTCTAAACTGCCACTGGTCGCCACCGTCCACATAATATCCAGGTCATTCTTGTTCGGTAATTCCTTCATTACATAATTCCTCAAGTTCTTTCATTACATCTTTCATAGGTACAGTCTTGACTTTACCAGATATCACATCATCTGCCATTTGTTGTAAGTGTTCTAGAAAGTCTTTTGGTAAGGTATCATCCTCACCAAGATAAGACCAGAAACAATCACGGCATTCTTCATATGGATCATCATAGAACATGAGCCCATAATCTTTCCAGTTACCAGTTATCAAATCAGCCCAATTACGGAATGAATGATTGATGCTCTGCCATCCAGTCATCCAGCAGTGTCCGATCCAGTATTCAAACCAGTTCAGTCCCACGGTTTTCTTTTGTGTGCCTTCAATTCTTCTACTATACCAGGACATGATTGATAAAACTCTCCGTTGATATAACATGCCTCACCTTTTTTATAATATTCCATGGGAGGTGGTGAGTTATCTCTCTCACAGATATAGTTACCTTGAAGGCAAAGTTGTAAAATAGTGATTGCTTGTAGCATTAATCAATGACACTCCAGTTCCATGTGTGTTCAATCAATCCAATATCAAATCCAAACTTATACACCCAGATCATAAATGAGAATACTGATCCTGCCCCACATCTAATTTGAATGAAAGGCCATGATGCGTAATCATTCCAACTAATTGATGCTTGAAGAAATGATTTGTATTTGAATGGTTGAGGAACATGACGACCAGTATTCAAAAATTGAAGATACCAATCGTGCCCCATATCATAGCGGTGTCTGATACGTAAGAAGCTCATGTCATTCCTCACCTAATTGTTCAAGATGTTCTTCAAGTTTATCTAGAATACCATCAAATGATCCAATATGCTCAATATCATTAATCATCTTAGCGATCTGAGTGCAAACAATTGGTCGTTCTTGTCTAGCAGCATATGCCAAAGCATTGCGAAGAGACGCTGATGCCTCCTGCAATGAACTAGAAACTGATTCAGATAGTGCCATCAACTTTCCTCAAAACAATGTGGTCATCTTCAATGCTCCATTCTATCATAGTATTATCTTCCCAGCCAAGCTCATCCATCAGAGCGTCAGGAATCGGCAACACGAGATCATCGCCCTGCTCCTCTAGAGTAACCGTATAGTTTGTATTCTGGATGGTATCGTTCAATGTATTTTCGGGCATGGTTTTCACATTGGAAATAACAGGTTTTGTTCTCGCTCTTATCTTCTAAACGAAATGGGAATGTATCCACATATGGAAACAAACTCAGATCAGAAGAATAAACGAGGGAGTCGCTCTTCGTCTTCGTCTTTGCGGATGAACTCTTTGGCGGTGTTGATGTCTTCGTTGACTTCCTCTGCGGTTTGGTCAATGAAGTATTCGTAGGACTCTTTGATTGCTTGCTCGTGCTGGATGAACTCTTGCTGGAAGGTGTCGTCAAGTTCTCCAGATTCTGCGAGAATTTTTTCGCAGTAGTCACGGATGAGGTTGATGAAGTCTTCCGCTGTGTAGTCGTTGAAGACTGCTTCGTTCGGGTCGTCTTTGTCCCACGAGATTGTGAACGTTCCGTCTTCGTTTTCTTTAACGTCAATCATTTGCCTCCAATGTCTTTTCGTACTCTTTGATGTCTTGTAAGATAGTTTCTGCTAAAGAATACTCACCCTCATTACATGCTTCCATGTATCTGAGGATGAGGTCTCTCAACTCTTTATCAATGAGATTGTTCGTAGAGTTGCTCAAGTTCTCGTTCGTCATAGTAACTAATGGGTTCTTCGTCTGCTTGTTCTGGATCCAACCACTCAAAGAACTCATCAGCAAATGCTAGAGCATCATCATTACGCTCTTCGGCAATCAGTTGTTGAAAGCGGTCACATGCCCAATCATAGATCTCGTCACGTTGAGCAGAGAGGCGTTGCACTTCGGTGGTCATAGTTTGTTCAGGGTAAGGGTGTTGTTGAGGTGGTCGTAACTGATGAATTCTACATCACTGGGGAGCGATTCGCACAGTGCCTTCACGAACTCTAACGTGAAGTGTCCCTGATAGCGCCAGAAGCGCCTCCAGTCGTCCGACAGTGCCTCTGCAGTGGTGTTTACCTGAACGGTGTACTCACCGCGACTGTAGCGGTTTGGAAGGGGTTCTAGGAGTTGTTTGATGTGACTCACAATCAGGGGAGCAGTAGATTGTGGTTTAGTCTTGGTATGATACGAACGATAGATCATTTTACAAACACCTCCTGATGTTCCTCGGAAAGTTGAGCGATCTGTTGCAGATGGTAAATGACATGGGCAACATACTCTTTGTCGTCCTCTTCCATGTTATGGTAGTTGAACTCGTATGCATTGTCCCAGTCAATCGTGCCATCAAAGTTTACAGGAGCACCATAAGGAATGTCCTTAGAGTGATCAAGTGCGTAAGCGTTACCGTTAGCGACAACGTAGAACATGGTGAAAAAGAGTGAACTACTTAAGTAATTTAGCAGGGGAGATGCGGAATGTCAAGATCAGCGAGCGTAAAGATAACCACCTGCCCAGTCACAACGCTCAAACATCTCTTCACGAGAAGGAATAGAGAGAACGTTGTAGCGAGCACCTTTGGCAGGACCTTTGATGCTAGCAGGTTTGAAGACTTCACCCGTCTTCTTATCAAGAAAAGCGTGGATGCTATCACGCTTACCGTCAATATACATGAAGACTTTGTGATACTTACGACCGTCAGAGTTGAGTTCGTAAGAATAACCATCGGGAGCAGTCTGCTGCAGAGCATCACACAGCATCAGACCATACTTGACGATGTTGAGGTGGATGGTGTTACGAGCGTCTTGCTCGGCAGCGAATTGGGCGAAGGTGGCAGTCATCTGTCGTTTGCTGATGTAATCAGTATAGGGTGGATCAGAGCAGATCTAGGACCTCACGTGACAGTTCCTCAACTGGCACATCCTGATAAGGATCATAGGCAGAAAGGTCTAGATCATAGGCATCCAGTTGATCCAGGATTTCACGGTCAAGCAAAACTTCTTCCATAGTAGTCATTCTACAGTACAATCGGGGTGTGGTTGGGGCAGAGACTTACAGTATTCTTGTTTGGCAGTCTCTTTGTAATACGATTTGAACATCTTCTCATCACGCTGGACAAGAAAGATATTGTAAGCAACAATGCCTACAAGTCCAAGGAAAAAATAACGCAATTTCATGATTAACCAGCGAGAGCAGCAGCAGGAATGGGAACCTCATTCACTACACCAGGGATACGATAATCCTCAGCGTAGCATACCCATTTACCATTAGTAAACAGATACCAATACTCCTCACCATCACACAGATACTCGTTCAGGTCAGCATCATGACGAGGAGGGCAGTTCTCACCACGAGCAGAATAATACTCGGGTTGGTTGTTGTCGTTCCAGCAAACACTCATGTCACCACCATCAATCAGTTCTGCAACTTTGGCACGAGTGTTGTAATGAGTGTTGAGAATACGACCCAACCATTCGGGATAACCATCCCAGTGGTGATACACAGAGAGCACAGAACCATTCTTGAGTTCAATGCCGATGCGGGAGCGGGTTGCCATGTGTTTGTTTGAACTGAAGTTAGTATAGGGTGGATTGGAGGGGTCAGGCGGGTTGCTGTGACAGTTCTTGATCTGTCTCATTCAACTCCATGTCATGCCAGCACTCTGCCATAGGATGACCCCACTCATCAATGTCAAAGATTTCGCCAGGCATGTCTTGGATTTCGTCCCACATGAGCGGTGTCCGTTGATTACCTTGTAATTATAGGGTCAATCCAGTTCGCAGAGGGCATGACCTAGACACTTTGCCAAGTGTCCCTCCAGTTCTGCCTCGTCAACGCCATGACGCTTACAACTGTCACGCACCACAGAGATGGGAGCACCCCACATCAGGTCCATCAGAACCTTGATCTGTTGGGTGTCTAGGGTCACTTCTGTGACCACAGAGGGGCAAGGATAGGTCATAATTAATGTCCTTGTTGAAATCTACGGATGTCTGATAGACTAATATCGGCAGAATACTCATACGAGCGTGGACTTTCTTCTTTTTTCTCCTCGCTCTTGCCATGGATGAGCAGCAGAGCATTCGCCGCTTTCTCGCCAAGGGTTTTGTGATACTCAAGCATATCTACAAGAATATCCTGCAAGTCATGGTAAAAATCATCAATACTGATGTCTTGCTCATCTAAGTATTCATGGACAGCATCAGTCAAACGATCTTTACGCTGCCTTGCATATTCTGCTTTCCAATCATAATCAATTTCTGGGCGTCCTTCAACAGTCATGGTGAATTCGTTGGGATTATTGGGATTGAGTTTCATATCTACACAAATGATAAAACACTGGGGCGCAGTGGTTTTAAGATCTGCATACTAGTATAAGGCGAAGTAAGTTGAATGTCAACCTCTTTGCCAATAGATTTGGAATTGATGGGAGCATAGTATTTTTTCTTCTTGATACTATAGAATCCCCAAATAGAATACACAGGACTATCCTGAGTATAAGAGAACGGAAAATGATTACCGATCCATATACTCAAATATCCTGCTTTGAACTGCTCTACAGCATAAGAATAACCTGCGGGAGGTTGATGTGGAAAAGATGCGGGAAGTTCCATCAGCAAGCACCATAAAAAGGATTACCAAGTTGAGGCAGACTGGTGTTATCACCAATCACAGCATAATCATATGCCAGACGCTCACGAATAGCAACAGACTTCTCAACACGGTTGAGAAACTTTTTGGAGATCTGATCTACACCCTTCCAAGAGAGAACCTGAAGACACCACTCTTTAGAAATATCACCGAACGGGGTCTTGACGGGGTAAAAAGTGACCGTCATGGTGCCGTCTTTGGACTGCAGCGTGGGGAAATCGGTCATGGATCTCTCTTGATTACCTTGTAATCATACAGGACGCGGAACGCACGCGGAAGATCCAGTGGACAGTTCCGCGTCTGTCACAATCCCATAAGTTTTTTATAGAATGGACCAGTAACTTTGAATTCACCCTTGATTTGATTCTGTTGCAGGAACTCTTTGTCAAGGTGATGTATAGTCAGGTTAGGAGAATCAATCCAATCCTGATATGTCCATGATGCAGAGCGAACATAACGATTACTCTGAGTCTCGCACTTCTCAGTAATCTGAGCATCTAATACTGCTGCAACATCTTCAAACTTAAACTCAACAGCATATACTAACCTACCATTTACGAATAGTGATGCAATGATAGGAAGATTTGCAGCAAGATCTTTGTTATAACGTGCTCGTGTATAATCATTGAAGCATCCACCACCATTAGTAGCTTTACCAGTATAGTTTTTAGGTTTAACTTCCTTCTCTTCCAGAGTCAACTTATGCTTTGCATCACGACCCAACTTACCAGGAATGGGATCACACCCAGCAACTTCTGCTGTAATGTGTTCGCGTAGCGTAGAACTATTGGAGTCATTGATGTAGATCTCATACAGTTCCTCAAAAAGTTCATCCCGAGTTTCAGTGGGATGTCCTAGGGCACGGTCAACAGATAGTTTTAAGAGTTTTTGAGAAAACATGGTCATTCAGTAGGGGCGATGCCTTTGACAAAGATAGAGTCTACCACACGCTGCAGGCGCTTCTCGGTCTGTTGACCATAGTTGCTGAACACAGGCACGGTAACGAAACCAGTACGCTTGCGATAGAATTGCAGTTGACCTGCAGGAATCTTACCAGATTGTATATCAGCAGCATCCTGCTTGTCAAGACGGATCACTCGTCCAATCGTCTGCGCCATCTCAATAACAGGCAGATTACGCAGTAGAATACAGTGAGTGAGACCAGGAACATTGATACCCTCGCTCAGGATGCTGTAGTGGAACATGATGAACTTGCGGTTGGGATCTTTACCCCAAGCATCAAGAGTGTCAAAGAACTCTTGACGACCTACCTTCTGTTTGTTAATGTAAGCACCATACTTGCTGGTGATGTGGAGCACATCGTAACCACGCTCAGCAAATTCCTGCATCACATTAGTGCTAGACAGCAACCGCCACAACACACGAGTGTTGGGGGCAGCAACCAGAATCTTCTGGGCAGCAGCATCATCAAGTTGACTGACAATATCTACCAGCACTTCACGGTCGTTCTCAGCAGCAAGCAGAGACTTGTTACGCTCAATATCAACGACGTGAGCTTGGATGGTAGGAGGAATGATACTACCATTGGCGATCAGTTCAGGCGCAGGAATGTTGATGAGTTCCTTGCCATACACATCTGTATTGTGCATACTGATGTTACCACCACGATACTTAGGAGTGGCAGTAAAATAGTATGCGTTCTTGGCAGTCACAGTAGCAGCAGCAACCTCAATATAGAAGTCACGACGCACAGAATTGTGTGCCTCATCGTAGTAGATAACATCTACATCAATACCAGACTCGTTGATACGACGCAGAGAATTATAGGTGGTGAAGATCAGTTGATGAGTGTTAGATGCCTTGCAAATACCATCATGACAACGGATTTCGTTGATCTTGGTGGTGCTGTTACCCTCAATCTCGCCGCTGTGAACATGGAGAGTGCAAACATCAACCTTGCCGTTCAGTTCAGCAAAGAACTCTTCATACAACTGAACTGCCAGCAGGATGCGAGGAGCGACCACTACAACGGTCTGAGGGCGGTCTGCATCCTGCAGGCGACGCAGACAGTCAAGGATCATAGGAAGGGTCTTACCGCCGCCCGTGGGGCAGGTGACACGACCGATAGAAGCGGTCAGCAGGGCGTCAAGGATACGCTGCTGGTGGGGGCGTAGGGTTGGCGTCATGTGGTGCGCTGTTGATGAGAATAATATAGAGCATAATAAAGGGGTCTTGCGACCCCCTGTGACAGTTTTTCAATCGTCCACACGATCAACAGATGCAATATCACATACAGGCACTTCATGTTGATTGGCAATCAAATACCAAGGCATCATTTGCCCATGGTATTCAGGGTGAGCTTTAAATTTTTTAGAATAAACACGATCACCCAGATATTTTACTTCTGTTTCTGGGATATTATGCTCACGCAGCATAGCCTGCAACTGTAAATGAACCAATTCTGGTTGTGTAGGAACTTTCATACAGATTCAATTAACCTGCAATAGTCTACTCCAATCAGTTTTCTATGTCAATGGTCTTGGATTCTCTTTATTTGTATAAGAAATAGCACCACCTGGCGTAATTACTTTTACTTGAATAAAATAATCTTGATCTTCAAAGTATGAGCTTGGTGGAAACCAATCCATTGCTACATCTGTTGCTTTGGTTTCTGTATTAAACTCATAGAAAGTCATATCATTTGCAAATATCTCAGCATGTTCATCCTGTGGAATTTGCTCATCAAGATACCATTGTTTAATAACCTCTCTCTTTTCTTCTGGAAGAGAAAGAAATGTCCTCATGTCAATGTAAAGAACGCTCTTGTTCTTTTCTTTTGCATATCCTGCGATAATTTCATAGAGTCGCAGGGGATTCATTGAT